ATTGCATTACAAGGACGTGTTCCGTGTAGAGTGATTGGAGTTGTAGAAAAGGGCGATTTAATTGTATCAAGTAGCGTCAATGGCATTGGAGTTGCATGGAATGAAGACTGTAATCCAAGAACAGGTTCTGTAATTGGCAAGGCACTAGAAAATAAAAATACAGAAAGTGAAGAAATCATCGAAGTTGTAGTAGGAGTAAGATAATGATTGAAGAACTATACAGAAGTGATTACGAAGGCGAGTTTGTTGTAACTGGCGTTACAATATCAAACGGTAAAAAAGAACAACAACGCGAATGGGTTGAAAATCCTATACAAAATTTACACGATTCAAATAGGGCAACATGTTTAGCAAATGGGCCATCAATTGACGGCTTTCCTGTGTATCATTTAGAAGCACACCAGGGTGGGTTGTTGGGTTCGATTTCTATGCAAACATATGGCGTAAATGATATTTACAATTACGTTAATTGCGACTTTTTAATAACGTTAGACAAAATTTTATTAGAAGATATAATTGAAAAAAAGTATGACGAAGATAATGTTGTTTACAGTAATACAAGAAATTGTTTAGACTACCAGGGACACTTTTATTTAATTCCGCAAAATACACGCACGAGCCCGCATGCAACTGCTGTGTGGTTAGCATGTTTCGATGGGCACGAAGAAGTATTTTTGTTCGGCTACGACCAATACGATAGAAACGGAAAACACTACCCGAAATTAGTCGATAGTGTGTGCGATGTAATGAAAGCATACCCGACTGTTAAATTTTATCACGTTACATCTGTAGGCGTGATGCCGGAGAAGTGGAAATACTTATCCAATGTAGAAAGTATGAATACACAGCAGTATATTAGCTATTGCGACATAGGTTCAAGGATACACAAAGTAGCACCAAAAGCAATTTAAGAGTACAATTCTTCTACTGTTTTAATTCTGTCGTAAATTTCATTAATTTTTAAAGTTGCCCATAATCCAGGGTGCAATGGTTTTGGTATGATACCCTTATCTACCCATGCATATCCTATATGTTCGTTATTTATAATTGGTGTAAATTCGTTTTCTACTAAGCAAAAGAATGTGTGATATACAAATGTGTCTGTATTGTTTGTAAATTTTTCTATAGGAATAAGTTTTATATACTTGGGCATTGCACCCATCTCCTCCGTGCATTCGCGTTCTATAGCATCAAACAGTGCTTCGCCGTTTTCAACTTTACCGCCGGGTAATCCCCATTTTTCAAGATTTCTGTTATCGTTTCTGAGTAAATATAGATATCGTTGTGTTGATTGTGAAAAAAACCAAACGCCAACTGCTTCGTTTAAAGTACTAATGCCCAATCTCCGCCTGCGTAAACACCTTCAATAGAACGTTTCCATTGTGATCCTGTCCATTGGTATTGTAACCCAGTTGTTAAGTTAGTTACGTATTCGGTGCTTTCTGTTGTACTTGCGTCGAAAACAACAGTCCAGAATTTGCCATTGAATTCTATTATGTCGTTTGTGTTAGCAATTAACTGCTCATCATCAGCCCCTTTCCATGCTTGAACAACCGAACTCGATGGGTTGTTTATACCGCCAGTGGATTCGGTTAGCAAATATCTTTGTCCAGTTTTTGCGTTTGGGAATGTTGTTTTGCCCACTGTTACTCCAGGGCCACTTCTTAATGGGTTTACAACAGCATCTATTGCTTTGAGAGAATTGCCCGGTAATGTATCTTCGTCGACTGTGAATAACAAAATATTATCGTCGGTTGGATGATATGCAACAGTACCGACAATTTCTGTATTTGTGATGTTGTTTTCTAAGCGTACTTGAGTTATACCACTTTGTAGTACACCGTATTGATCGACAACTGCTTTCCAATTAACATTGCTTACTTGTGTATTGAGCGGATCGAAACTATTGTTTTTAACATTTTCTACTGCGTTTGCTTGTAATATTTGTAATTGGTTGCCAATATATAACAACTGATAACCTTGTGGGGTAATTTTCATTCTTGTGCCGAGCAAAATGTCGTCGCTGTTTAGTGCATCAAAACTGTCTAAGTTGTCTTCGTCGAATATACCACTTATAATCTTATGTATAACGCCCATCTTCTTAACACGAGCAGGTAAACTTAAAAAGATAGGGATTGTAAAATCTAAACTGCAAACATCTATAGGATCATCAGTTCCTACAGGAACAGTTCTACTACTCCAAGTTACATTATTAAGTTCAACTACACTTAAACTTGTCCAATCTAAGTAGTTGTCGGTACTTTGTATTTCTATACTTGGGTTATACAGAGGAAGTATTTGTTCTGTTAATTGTAGTTTTTGGTGCGTGTTCGAAGTCCAAATATCTAAGCGTATTGTTAAGTTATATGGACTAGGCATAGCACGTTCTACAGTAAAACTATCGCCTTGCGTTGTTCCGTATGTTTCGGTTGTTGTATTATATTCGCGTTGTCGTACTTGCATTTTGCCAACAAATTGCGGGTCTTGAACCCTGTCACGAGCATAATCAAGCCCTGTAATATAAAAACTCATCATAGGAACATTAAGTATGCTACTCTGCGAGTTATTTTGTATGATATTTTGTACTTGGCGCGAACTGTCGCCATATCTAATAGGCACAGTTAAATATGTAATATTCCCATTATCATCTTTGCCGTACTCAACTTGGTAGTTACTAAATAGTCTTGTGAACTGTAGCAAAAATCTTCTTATTTGAGCATCATAATGAAATTGTACTGGCATATTAATTGTCTGCTGATGGTTTTAATAAATCGCTTAGTCCTTGTAACGTAGGTATATCGCCTCTGTCTTTTGTACTTAGCGTACTTGAATCAGTAACAAACTTATTGCGTTGAGTATTGTTGTCTGTTTCGCCCGGTGTTAGGTTAGTTCTTACATTATCTTCGACTTTAATCCATCTGTTACCGTCATATCTAAACAATCTGTTTGGAAAATAGTCTAAACGTAGTACGTAGTCGCCAACTAGTGCATTAGTTGGGAATGTTGTGCCAGGCGTTACCGGCAATCCGTTAGGCGGTAAGTTATTTCCAGTTAGGTAACCTGCTAACCATCCGTTTGCTTCTGGGCTAACATTTGATTTATCTGCTGTTATACCATCCATATCCGTGGTGTAATCGGTATTGTCTGCTTTGACACCCTCGGGATCGTCTGGAATATTATCGGCACCCACTGGTTCGATATAAAATTTACTTACATCATATCCACTAGACGGAAGTTCTGCTACTGCTTGTGCAACAATTGCTTCGTTTATTTCTTTATTTCTGTTGTGTGTGCTTAGTAAATCGCTTATAGTACCGCTATCTAAGTCGTCCGCACTCGGGATAGCACCGGCAACAGTAAAGTCTTGATTTAAAGCATCTGTGTTGTCTGCTGTGTATGCGTCGCTATCTACTGTAATATTACTATCGTCTGCTGTGTACCAAGTGGATGTGCCGCTTTCTCTTTGTGATTTGTCGGCATACAAGTCTGTAACTTGTTTGTATTCTTGACTTCCAACTAACGGTACTGCTTTTACTCTCCATAAGTGCGGTTGCCATGTTTGTGAAAAACCTTCGCTAGCAAAACTAGCATCTTCGATTTTATACAGTTTTGGAAGTGGAACTTGTATCGACTCGTCTAATGGATGATAATCTTTTAAGTTAGGAATCTCAACTACATCGCCATTCATTAACTTACGACCAAAGATATCAATCATTGTGTTGTAATGAAATGTAATGAATACTGTATCGTTTTGTAAGAACAATCCAAACTGACTTAAATCAAAGTCTATGTCTTGGACATTATAAACGCCACGCATAACATATACATCTGGGTCGTATTTACGATCTCTATTTTCTAGTAATAATACATCTTCAATGAAAGTTGGATCATCTAAAATAGTTCCAGGTTGTGTAGCATCATATGCATCATCTGTTGAATCGATTAAATTATCGCCGCTTGATGCCGCACCTAAATACTTGTGAATAAAGATATCTATTCCGCCAACAGTATACATTTCGTTGATTGTTCTATCTAAGAACTTGTAATCACTTGTTTTGTTTGGCCTGTATAAACTTAATCGTGGCATTTATGAAATATCTGTTGTTAATTATTGTGTATTTATCGTTTAATTTTTCTCGTTTGATTACATTTTTTTAATATAGAATGAAAAAATGCATAAAATACAAAAAAGAATATAACTAACTATTAAAAATTAGACCACTAAAATAATGGCAAGGGCAAAAACATTAGACCAAAAAGGAATGGGCTTTGAACCAACATGGGAAGGCACCATTGATAACAGAAAGTTAGAGATCGGTAAAGCATTAACTTGGTATAACTACTTCAATAGCCATAAAGAAGCAAAACAGTACATATTTGAATACCTAGTAAAGCAAGGCAAAAAAGACGATGCTAAACTTGTAAAAAAAGTTAAAGATTACGATGTAAGTAAATCTATCGGGTGGCTTACAGCAATGAATCAACAAGGGTTAGAACTTGATGATTGCGAGATTAGTAAGATAGATGCACACATCGAGCTACTTATTAAAAAAGCCAAACTTATTCTAGAAATAAAAGAAGAGTTAAAAACAACTAATAAGCCTAATGTTCAAGAAATCATGTTAGAACGTGCTATGCAAGTTGGCGGCGAATTAGAAGGTATGCTCGATGCATATATAAATGACGGGATAACAGCAAAACATAATATACAACCTATTAAAACTTTAATGCAGTACTCGTTGTTGCCACAGCACGTTAAGATATTAATAAAAACGTGGACACAGTACAAAACAGAATTCGAAGAACTACAAAAAACCGATGATAAGGATCTGTTGTCGTACTATAGTAATTTCACAAAAACACAGATAAAGCATTTAATTAAGTTTTATACTTTAATGATTGATGATCTAAATCAATACATAACTTATAAGAAGTCAACAAGAGCAAAACCAAAACGCAAGACAGTTCCTGTGACAAAGATTGTTGAGAAATTAAAGTACCTTAGCAAGTTCGACGAACTCGATATAAAAAGCGTTACACCAACGAAGCTACATTTAGCTAGTGAAGTATTTGCGTACGACACAGCTAAACGTAAGTTACATTATTACAAAGCAGACGAGTATAGTGGAGGATTGTCTATAAAAGGAACTACACTTACAGGGTTTAGTACAGCACATAGTTGTATGAAAACATTACGTAAACCGCAAACACAAGTAAAAGAAATAATGAAAGCAACGAAGCCTGGCACACGTAAGTACTTTAAAGAAATAAAGGCTGTGGATACAAAAGTTACTGGCAGGTTTAACGAAAATATTGTAATTCTTAAAGTTTTCTAGTAAACTATCATTTGACTTTTAACCTAAACGGTAGTATAATACACATATACAAAACAAAAAAAGGAAAAAGCAAATGGATACAATTCGTTATCAATCGGAAAAAACAGAACAAACTAGAAGACACGGCATTGTTGTTAAAGAAGGACGCAAGTGGATGTCGGTTATTTTAATTGATTACCCAGTGAGAGTTAAACGCATACATATCTCGGAAAAATCCAATATGGTAATAAATCCAGATGGCATTAAACTTTCTAAAATTAAAAAAGCATTAAAGAATATGGTTAGACAACATCTTGGCACAATGAGAAATGCACCTAAAAGCGTAAGGGTGGCATTAAGATGATTAGTTCACAATTTGCAAAAAGATTCAAAGAACAGATTTTTAAAAAACCAAAGTGTAGTAACTTTAGATGTTTCCTTCAAGAAAAGTGGATGGAACATAAAAACGAACTTATGATTTGGGAAAAGAGATTTCCGGAATATGATGACAAATATTACTTTAACAAACATAAGTGGATGTTGAAGCGTATGTATCGCGAGGAAGTTGGAAGTTCGAAGTAACGCATAAATATAAGATAATACAAACGATAATTATCTTATATGGCACAAACAGTCCCACAACTTAAACAAGAAGTATTCGATTACGTAGCACTTAGATTAGGCGAAGGGATTGTAGATCTTGAATTAGATCCACAACACTACGAAATTGCTTATCAAGAAGCATTAGGAACTTACAGACAGCGTGCCCAAAACGCAACGGAAGAAAGTTATCACTTTTTAGAATTACAAAAAGAGACAAACGAATACACACTCCCAGATAACATCACACAAGTTAGACAAGTGTACAGACGTACAATGGGAAGTACTAATGGACCTTTTAGTACAAGTTTTGACCCATTTAGTTCAGCAACACTAAATGTTTATTTGTTAAACTTTACTTATTCGGGCGGGTTAGCAACTTACGAACTTTATACCGAATATGTTGAACAAGCGGCACGTATGTTTGGCGCTTACATGAATTACACGTTTAATCCTGTGACTAAGAAACTTACATTAGTGCGTAATCCAAAAGGAGACGGCGAACGTATTCTTTTATGGACTTACAATACACGCCCAGAAACGTTCTTACTACAAGATCACCAAACTAGCCAATGGATTAAAGACTACACATTAGCATCCGCAAAAATGATTATGGGCGAAGCACGTGAGAAGTTCGCTTCAATAGCAGGACCACAAGGTGGGACAGCACTCAATGGTTCGCAACTTAAAGCAGAAGCACAGCAAGAAAAGATGCAACTTATAGAAGATCTCAAAGTTTTTGTTGATGGCTCGCAGCCATTATATTGGGTAATAGGTTAAGAGCATTAAATAGCGTAATGCTATGTAATAAAAACGAAAACTTAGAATCACGTAATTTTGTCGACGACGTTAATTTCACAAAGAACGACCCATGTTTATTTGTTACATACCCAGGCGGCGCCGCCGGAGATTTGCTAATAGCTATTATTGATAAGCATTACTTAAGAACTGGATGCGAATATTATGGGATTGGCGATAATGGAAGAGTCCATATGTTTACAACTGACTACGAGTCATTGGACAAAAATCATAACTATGATTTTAGCGATCAATGGTTCTTTGATTTGTATGAACAATTAGGAAGCCGTAATTTAAATTATTCATTGCTAGATCAAGTTATATTTGGATGTCATATGTATACTCCGAACCATATCGAAAAAATACTAGATACATTTCAACATGCAAAAGTTATTAATATATTTCCAAAAGATAATACTGGAAGAAAAATAATTCGTTTTTTAGTAAGAAGTAAGTTAAAAAATAAAATTCATAACTTAGATGATATTAGAATCCCCGAATCAATGAATTACAAGTTAGTAAATCACGAAAGAGTTTTAAATTTACCATTTGGATTTATGTTTAACGAAGAGTCTTATAATAAAAATTATAAAAAAATTCTTGAATTTTTAGACTTAAAAGGTAGATTAATTAACTTTGACTTTGTTGAGTTTTACATATCTAAACAACACTCATCGGTCCAACAATTACTCAAAGATTATAGCAAGACATTAGCATAAATAGTAAAAACAACTTTTGCTATATTATGAAAGTAAACGAGATATTAAACGAAGGCAATGTAATCAAAGGACCGTGGGGCGATAAAAAAATAGCCAAGGATAGCGACGGTTACGGAACTATGTTTGATTTAGAAACAGGTGAGAAAGTATCTAAACCAGTTGATACAGATGATTTAGAACAAATGCCACTAAGGAAAGCATTCGGCGGTAGCGAATATAATAATATTGTTGAAATGGGCTACGAGTTCAACGAAAAGCCAAGTTATTTTAGTAGTATCAGGAAAGAAATATCAAAAGGAAAGTTGGGTACAGTACAACGCGAAATTGGAAGAAAAATTCACATGTACGCAATGGAAGATATATTAGTACCACACAACGGAATGTATTATCCTCAGTCGACAGCAAATTGGAATGTATTGAATGACGACGAAGAAACGTTTATTGTGAGAGCAACTAAAAATAGCCCAGACATACACGATTACAGAGCAGGCGATATGTTTTTAGCAAATAGAACAGGTGCTAGTTCGTATATTAGAATGTGGATGAGAATAGCATGAAAGTAAACGAAATCATCCTTGCAGAAACTTGGACAACATTTTTTAAAGCACTTGATGTATTGCGTAAGTCAAAAAAGTTTTCTCATTTGCCGGACGAAACAATCAAAAAGATGGCACATGAAGTTGCTAAAAAATGGGATTCTGCACCAAAGACCGCTTCCAAAAAACAGAGTACAGTTCAAGATTTAACTAAACAGTACAAGAAAGATAAAGTTGAAATGAGCGACGAAGACTTTAAGAAGTTTTATGGCTTTAGTAGACACTCAAAAGGCAAGGTAATTGAAGCAGATGATACCTTGACAAATGACATTACATTTGAAGAGTTTTTAGAAGATGCTATCAACGAACATCGTATGGTATGGAAAGCCACTAAGAAAGGTCCTAAGTTAGCATGGCGTTGTACTTCTGGGTTTAGAGCAAATCGTACAGTTCCTGATCCAAAGGATTGCGGTAAACCGTTAGACGTTGCTAAAAGAATGCGTATGAAAGTTACACGTGCTAGAACTTCAAAAGCACAAGCACGTAAAGCCAAGAAAACTAAAAAAGTAAATCCAACTTCTAAACTTATTCGTAAAATGAATGTATCAAGGAAGCCAAAAGTTAAAAAGAGAAAGTAATGCGTATAAACGAAATACTAACTGAATCAAAACTGTGGTGGCGCGGAATAAGTGCAGAAGAAGCAGATGATATACGTAAATCGAACGGTTCCATCTTGCCAAATATGAGCAAAGTACCGTTATGGAATGATAACGAAATATCAGATTTTATTGGAATAACCGACAAAGAAGCCGAGTATTATAACAAGTTAGAAGCAGGTATTAATTTAACCAACGACAAAGAAAATGCAGAAGGATATAACGAAAATTTACTTTGGGTTGACAGTAGTTTAGTCGAATATGAATTTGGTCCGTATGCATTCGTTGAACTATCTGATTTACACGGATATAACAAATACTGGGGATTAAACTAAATATACGTATATTACTATGAAATAGTTACAATGACTCCAGAACAATTAGGCTTACAAATAAACGAACTTATTATGCCATTTATGGGCATGATGATTATTATCATTGTTGGCTTAATAGTCAAAGACGTAGCAGGCGATGTTGCTAATGGATTATCGTTTAAATACTTTGGGCCTTTTAAGGAAGCCAAAAGTTAAAAAGAGAAAGTAATGCGGTTTAACGAAATCATAAAAGAGAGTCCAACATTAACACGCAACTTCCAAAGTGCTATGCGTGAGATTAGTCAGGAATTTGCGCAGTTACATAGACTCTTTATATCGCGTAGAACGGACATAGAATTAGATGGTCGGTATGATGATGTTATGGGCGAATTAAATAGTTCCTTCTCAAATTTAGAAGATTTAGAGAAACAAAACCTTAAACTCAATAAAGGTTAAATTCAATATTATATTAGGTTAAACTTTGTTATAATAACCAAAATTATAACTATTTGAGCAATTTATGGATTTAATGCTAGACATTGAAACACTTTCGACACACCCCGATGCAATTATACTAACTATAGGTGCTATTGGATTTGATCCTTTTAGTAACGATATCTATGATCAGCATAGTTTCTATTGTAGAGTAGATTTGGAAAGTCAAACAAACAGAACAGAGTTATCGGAAACTGTTGATTGGTGGGCAAAGCAACCAGCAGAAGCACAAGCAGAAGCATTTGCAGATAACGACAGACTGTCGTTGAACGATGCACTAGATGGGTTGTCCGCAGTAGCAAGAAAATGTCCAAGAATATGGGCTAATGGCATTTCGTTTGATATAACTATATTAGAACATGCATATAGACAGTGCAACAAGCCGTATCCGTGGCAGTTTTGGAGTGTTCTTGATGCTAGAACTGTTATGAAATTAAACCCTGTGAGTAGACTTGCTAACAGGCATCACGCGTAACAAGATTGTGTATACCAAGTAAGTTTATTGCAGGACAGCATTAACAGACTGGGCATAACAAAAATAGGTTAAAAATCTTCCACTAAGTCGCCTTGTTTCCAAACTTGAGAATGTTTTAATTCTTCGTTGCAGTTTAAACAAACAGTTTTAAGTATGTTTTCTTTATCGTTGTAATACACTACTAGTTGCTCTTGGTATAAAGGTGTAAATCCGCATTTTTCGCATTTATTTTTAAGATTATAGTGCGGGTATTTCTTTTTGCTAGCCTGTTTTTTAGCACAAGAACTGCAAGTAGAACGGTAGTGAGTAATACCGTTCTTTTTATAGTTTATGGCAACTGGTCTCTTACCGCAACTACATATTTTTCTTTCTTGCTGTTCTTGCTTTTGTCTAGGCATAACCTATGTTACGATTCCTGTAGTTTGTTGTGTGTATTGCTTGCTTAAATCATCAACTGTTTTAAGTATGCATAACACATTTGTTTGTTTAATTTTTACTTTAGCATCGGGACTAGCACTAAACATAAATGGACTTAGTGCTAGCCCTTGTTGAGCGGCAACAATTACCATTGGTTTATTTAACACAATCTCATCGGCTGTTTCGTCATCTAATTTAGCAATCATTTCTTCGCCGGATGTAAGTTTTAAAGAGACTGTATCTCCGTTTTTGTATATTGTTTCTAAAAGCATATTTTAAAGGTACCTTTGTTTAGTTAATGTTTAGGATTTTTATTTAGTCTTATTAAATTTAACAAATTTATTTATATCAAAGGTAAACAAAGGCAATTTAAAACGGTAATTTTATTGCTAAACAACTAAATAGTATTAATAAATTTTTTATAAGAATTCATCACAGGAGAATACAATATGGCATTAGTTTCACCAGGTGTAGAGATCAGTGTTGTAGATGAAAGTGCATACCCTGCCGCATCAACAGCAACAGTTCCATACATACTAATAGCAACTGCTGAAAACAAGATTAATGGCGCAGGTACAGGAACAGCATCTGGTACATTGGCATCGGCAGTAGGTAATACATACCTAATTTCAAGTCAAAGAGAACTAGTTAACACATTCGGTAACCCGTTCTTTTATAAAACATCGGGCGGAACACCGATTCATGGTTATGAACTTAACGAATACGGCTTACAAGCGGCGTATAGTGTTTTAGGTGTTAGTAACAGAGCGTATGTTCAACGTGCTGATATTGATTTAGCGGAACTTACACCAACTACAGTAAGACCAGAAGGTAGCCCAAATAACGGAACGTATTGGTTAGATACTAGCGATACTGCGTGGGGTATTTTTGAATGGAATCAAACAACTAACGCATTTACAAATAAAGTTCCTACAGTAATAACAGCAACTACTGATTTAGTAGGTGGTGTTGCAAGTGGTGCTCCTAAATCGAGTGTAGGAAACATTGGTGATTATGCTGTTAATGCAACAAACGCTAACAATCCAATTTATTACAAGAACCGTAATAACGTTTGGGTATTGTTGGGCGATAATTCAAATACAGCAACTACAGTTGATTTAGACTGGTACGATAGTTGGCCAGTAAAAACTAGTGCTAGCGCAGGTTCGTTAACAATTGCAAGTGGAACAACTTTAGTAATTAACGGAGTTACAACAGGCGCAACAGGCGGCACAACAATCGATGACGTAGTAACTGCAATCAACGGTGCGGCCGCAACAACTGGTGTTACAGCAGTTAATAAAGATAATAAAATTGAAGTATTTGCAGGCCACGATGCTAGCGATGGTACAACATCAGCTGGTAGTTTTGTTGTAGGCAGAGAATATAAAATTGACACAGTAGGAACAACAGACTTTACTGCTATTGGTGCAAATTCAAACACATCAGGCGAAACATTTATTGCTACTGGTGTCGGAGCAGGCACAGGAACAGCAGAAAACTTTAGTATTACAATTACTGATAATACTGGTGCTGGCTTAGGTGGA